AAGCTTTATTATAGCTATTTTATAGTCCTAATAAATCTTTTTCTTCTTGAGTTAGTTTATTCAAAGCGTCAGTTATTTTAAGCTGGTTAATATCAAGTTCACCAGCTCCATAAACTGTCTTTTCATAAATATCTATATCAGTATTTGCTCCAGTAGAAATGTTGTTAGACATTAAATAAGATCCATATTCAGAAGCATCGTCATACTCTGTAAAATGCTTTTCTGTAGAATCGTCATAAAGTCTGACAATTGTACTATTTTCTAATACTTGTTTATAAGCTATTGTTACCCACATAAGTTATCGTGTTATCATTAATTGAAAATAGTCTGAAGAAGAAATAGGCCTAGGAGTATTATAAAAACTAATTTTAGTATTTCCATCTTGAAATACTGAAAAAAATGAATATTTTCCAGTAATAGTAATATTTGAAGTACCAATTTTAGGACCTGCTAATGTTTCAAGTTTGCTATTAGCCACATCAAATCTTAAAAAAGATCTTTGATTTGAAATAGTAAGAGAAGATCCACTTCCAAAAAAGTAAAAATATCTACCTTGATTACCATGAGGATCATAAGCATAATTAGCAAGATCTGTTAAAGACCCAATAACTGATTCATAAGTTGTTCCTGCATATTGCAACATATTTAATCCTTGAGTCCAAGCTCCAGTAGCTCCTCCAGCAACATCAAATATATCATATACTGTTCCACTTCCTCTTGTTGCATAAAGTACTGGTTTTGTATTACCCTCACTAATATTATTATGACTAATTCCAAAAGCATGTCCAAAAAAAGCTCCTGGAAATAAACCAGTAGTTCTTGTTGACCAAGATGTAGTATCCCAAGTATTTGCTGTAGCAGCAGTATTAGCTAAGTTTGTAACAAAATAATTATATGTAGTGTTTACATTACCTGCTAATGCAATAATTCTATCTGTATCATTTTCTATTACAAATTTACAAGTAGAACTTGGAGTGACTGTCCAGTTAGAAGCTAAAGTATAAACAGCAGATGGACCTGCTGTATTAGAAGAAATTCTTCTTCTCTGTCCTACAGCTGTAGTATTTACAGTATCTTCTACAATTCTAATTTGATAGTTTCTAAATTGGTTTGCTAGTACAGCGGCATCTCCAGAGGAAGCTTGTCCAGTAATAGTACCAACAGCAGATGCTGTGGCTGTAAGACAGCCTTTTGAAAAATCTCCAATAGTATCATAAGTAGCAGCCCCTACAAGGAATCCTTCTCCTGGATTTCTATCATAAGAAACATGTTGCTCATCAAGAGCCACTAAAAGATTTGTAGTAGATGGGATGGTAGCTATAAAATTTGTAGTAGATAAACTTACAACACTATTTGTAAGTATATCATACCTTTTAAATATGTTTGCTGTAGCATTACTTCCTGTATTTAGAAACAACACAGATCCTGATAAAAATTCATAAGTATCTCCAGAAACAGGAGTAAATGAAAGCGCTTTATCTAAATACACTGTGGGAGTTGTACCAGAGGTATTTGCAATTACTCTCCTTTCCTCTATTTTACCACTGCCTCCAGCTCCACTCCCAACTACTCTGACTATAAATCCAAGACCATCTCCTCTGTTAGCCATTTGATTAGTTTGTACAGAAGCTAACAAAGCCGTTGTAAGTGTAAATTTTGTAGTAGTAGCGCCAGCTGCTATTGTGCCTCTTGGAGAAAATGTGGGGCAAAAAACTGACGCAGATCCATTACCAAATGCTCCTCCTAATCCCAAAGAGGTAAATACAGTTTGCCAAGCATCTGTTTTTTTGTTATAACAGACAATATTATTAATGGTGGTATTAAAATAAACAAGAGGAGACGAATAATCACGGCCTCTAAAATCTTCAGCCATTCCTCCACCACCAAAATTTATAACACTTGTACTACCAGCAGCAACTGGTTGTGATAAAGATCTCCATTCTGGAAGATCTACAAGGTCTCTATAAGTTACCGTAGTTGCCATTAGGATATAATTTTTGATTTGTAAGTATTAAAAGCATCTCTAGTTTGTACATAATATGGAAAAGAACTATATATACCATCGCCAGAAGCTCCTAAGTAATTTAAAGCACTAACATTAGTAACTGTACTTACAGTTGTTATAGTTCCACTTGTTACAGTTATATTTCCACTTGTAACCACAGTATTTAAACCTCCTGGAGTCATATTAGGTTCTCTCCTCATCATCTGAAGATCCCTTTTTATACCAATAGCTAAATCTAGCAAAGCTGTTTGTTGAGGTTCTTCTGACCAATAAAAAATTTGCAACTTATCAGTGTTTGCAAATGTACCACTTGTGGTATTATAAGTCAAAGTTAATATGTTGCTAGCCAATGTACCACCTTTTGTAGGGTCATTGAACTGATATATGATAGTATTATTAGTAGTATCAGTAATAAGCAGCAATCTTTCTAAGGACGCTGTAAATCCACTGAATGTTATTGTCTTAGCAGCTTTATTAAAACTGTAAGAGCCAAGTTCGCTACCTATTAGTATTTTTGCCATATTATCCGAGTGCTATTGCATAAGCTATTGCATCATTAGTAGTTACTCCACCTCCACCATATTGGGGTATGTTTAAAGTATTACTAATTAAAGTAGCTGGACCAGTAGTTCCAGTAGTTGTTAAAGTTATTGCTGCTTGAGGAGTATATCCAAGTATTGTAGCTATGCTTCTAGGTTTCCAAAGGTTTGGAGTTCCTGTTACATAAGTAAGTATATCATTATTTACAGGAGCAGTACTAATTAAATCTACATCATGGATTTCATTAAGCTCATATCCATTTTGTGGTTTAATATATATCTGACCATTTCCTGCATTTGACCTTTCTACAATTCCAATATATACAATATGGTTAGGAGCATAAGGTTTAGTACTAGTTAATGTACCCGCAGTTGCTCCTAAATATAATTGAGCTCCTGCTGCATATGCTGCAGTATTTAATCCAGATATAACACCTTGAGTGATAACAAATCCTTTTTGTCCTGCTGCTATAGATGTGGAAAATACTACACCTACAGTTTGAGCTGATGTAGCATCTGATGTATTAGCAGCAAGTTTTACACTCATTCTGTTTCCAGCAGAACTGTATGCGTATACAGGTTGACCTTTATTTATTGTAACTGAATCATCATTAGTTACATATGCAAAAAGTTGATTAGGTGCTACTCCAAGAGTTTGGAAATTAGTACCGTCATATATAATAATAAGATCTTGACCTGATACAATATCACCGCCAGTAACTTGTACATTAAACTCTTTAACTAAAAGTTTAGTGCCAAGACCATTAATGTTTATTGTAGAATCATCATCATTACCATTAGTAAAACTAACAATATAAGCATCCCCAGCTGTATAACTAGTTACTCCTGTAATAGATACAGTATAAGTATTAGTTCCTGAAGCTACTCCATATTTAAGACCAGTTGTTGCTGTACTTCCAATAGTAAAACTTGGGTAAGTTCCTATTATTGAAATATTAGTACCAGCTGTAAGACTAACAACTTGATCAGGAGCACTATTGGTAATAGTAATATTGCCTGATGTAGTAATAGGGTTAGTACCACTTAAAGATACACCAGTACCTGCTGTTAATTGTACAGAAGTAACTGTACCTGTACCTCCAGCAGCTTGATTTACCCAGTCTGTACCATTATATATTAAAGCTTCACCAGGAGCTGGAGAAGTTAAAGTTACATCAGTAAGATCATCAAGAGCTATACTTGGAGTAATTGTAGTAGTAACAGTAGTTGGAGTAGTAGTCGCTGCAGTAGTCTGGGTAGCATCTATTTTTCTTACAATGCGCCCATTTATAAGACCTGTATATACATTACCATGCTCATCTGTATAAGTCTGGTTGTATCTACCCTGTCCCCTGGAACTAATAAGATCTATCTCTTTCTTAGTCATTACTTCTTAGGCTTAGGCTTATTCTTGATCTTAAGCTTTTCAATGCGTTCTTTCATTTCAAGCTCTTTCATCTTCATCTTATTTTTATTCTCTTCTTGAAGACCTGCTTGTTTGATTTTCTCCCTCTCAATCCGTAGTTTTTCTTCTTGTACTTTTCTTTCTTGAATAGCCTTTTGAGCTTCCTCAACCACGTCAGGAATGTTGTTTTGATTGACATCTTGTTCTCTTAAGAAGGACATGGATTTGATTTCAGCCACTTGTATCTGGTTCTGTCTATCCTGCTCCTTGTTATAATCTTCCCTATCAAGCTTATCCATTTCAAGCTGCATCTTCTGATCATTAGCTTGCTGTTGAGCTGCAATCTGTTGTTGCTGCATTTCTTGCTGCATCTGTTGCTGTTGCTGCTGACGCTGGATAAGATCCTGCTCAGACTTGATCAACTTAGCTTTCATATCAGAGATGCTTGTACCATTAAGTACATTGATAGCATCAGACAACATGATCTTATCAGCTTGCAAAGCAGCTTGGAGAAGTCCCTTCATTTCCTGAAGAGCCAACTGGTCTTTAGAACTGTTGGATACAAATACTCCATAATCAGCATTTACAAAATCTTCAGCATCCACATGGAAAAGCACTTCAGACATATCATCACCAATGAATTGGAAATTAGTACTCTTGTCTCCAATACACTCTTTAGATACTTCAATGACAGCTTCACATACACGTCTCTTGAAATCTTCATGCAAGAAAAAGTAAGGCTCAGTAATGTGAGAACTTTGTGTAACAGCTCTTTCAGTGTTACCTACAAGCTCACTAGTACTGATAGAACCCAATCTCTGTCTTGATATACCAGCAGTATTCTGGATTCTTTCATCAATATGCTGCAGAAGATTGATATGTTGGATTATGTAAGAACTGGTCTCAAGGTCAAGAGCCTTATTCTGAACACTCATGTTCATACCCCCAGACATGCCTAAAGTCCTGTTTTCCTCATTATAGGAATTCACAAAACCAAATCCCATTGCCTGTGCATAATACATCCACTTCTCAGGATCCCAACCACTTGGAATCAAGGATGTATCAATAAGTGCAATCTTACCTTGATTCTTAGCCAGAGCCAATTCAGTTCTGTACCATACAATCATATACAGATATACCCAAGGTACAAGTCTGTCCATGAGCGATACTGACTGAGAGTTAGTAGCAGAATAGATGTTACCTACATATCCTGATTTACATTCAGAGATATTATCCATAGTTCTGAACTGCTGTTTTCTAGGACGGATAAGATCATGCAGGTACATATCTGTACCAATTCTTACACCCTCCCAGTACTCACTGATCCAGAACCACTCTACCCAAGAGCTTGGGTCTTGTTTATTTACTTTAAAGGTCTCATCAACCAATTCTTCAGTCTGACCATCATTAGTATAATAGATACCAATCTTACGTTTAGACTTCCATCTTACCCTATGGACAGGAATGCCCCTTTGCCCATAATCATCTTCAAAAGTATAAATGCTGTCCACTTCACCAATGTTAAGAATAGGAGCACCATACACAGTAGTAGGAATAGCACCAGCTTGTATCTGTTCAAGCTCAGTGATTTGGTCTTCAGTAAGGTATTCATAGAAATTGTCAACAATTTCTGATACTGTAAGATAGTTTCTTTCATAGATTTTCTCAGACTCATCCAACTCATCTGAATTGTTATTCAGCACATAAAAGATTTCCAAAGGATTGACCCTAGTCACTTTTACTCCCTTGCCTACCTTCTCAACTCTTACAGCTTGTTCACCAGCAATAAGGGCATCTTTAAAGCAGTCATTGAAAATCTTAGTCATATTCTCTTTTCTAAGAGTAAACTGTAGCATCTTATCAGCTACAGATTCTCTCATCATTTTAGGAGAATAGTTCTGGTATTTCTTAAGTTCTTCTGGGGTAGGCGGAGGATTGTTAGGATCAATCTGACTTGGGTCAAGATCTCCCATAAGCATTTGCTGAAGAGTCTGCAATATCTCAGCTTTCTTCATTTCCTGCTTTTCAGATACAGCATCCTCATTTACAGCTCTTACAATAGGATTGAACATCCTTTTGGATTCCTCTCCTAAAAGCAACTGGAAATATGGGGATACTATGTCATAAGGCTGAAGGGAAGCTGGGAAATTGAATTCACGCAGCTTCTCCTTAGATAGATTAAAAGGATTCAGTACATAGTCAAAATCAGCCTTATCGATCTTATTGTTAAACAGATTATAGTTTCTACGCTTTATCCTAGCAGGAGACCTTCTGGATCTTCCGTAGTTATAAGCAATATTAATAACGCCATCAACACATCTCTCCCTCCAGGATTTATCCTTCTTTTCAAAAGGAACTTTCTGTACGGGGAAATATACTAGGCCTATGTCTTTTAAGTCTCTTGTCTCCATTGTAGTTACGGCAATCTACTAAAATAAAAATAAATCTAACTAAATATATTATTTTTGAGGGATTTTAACAAATTGCTATAGCAAATTTAAATTTTTTGCATTGGGGGTCCTGAAACAGACTTTCCAAAGAATCCCCTCTTGTGCATTGGGACAAATTTAGGCTTGCTATCAATATCAGGAATATACTCCCTCTCTTCCTGGAACTGGTACATTACACAGACCATTGCCATGACACGGTCAAAGTTTTTTCTTGGATCAGTATCATATTGAGCCAGCTCTTTAAGAAGACCTATGGATCTTATGCTACTCAGGTTCATCTTAAAAGTCTTTTGGTCAGCTTGATCAAGTAGCCAAGTCTTAATCAGACCCTCGCCATAACGCTTAATCTGCTCAGTCATTTTAAGACCAAATTTCCTGTTTACCCCAGGGGTTTTAGTAGCATCTCTAATAAGCCTAGGCTCCTCACAAAGTAAATGTAGAGAGTGCTTGGACTCAAAGTAATCGAAAATACCTTTCCTTTCATTTTCATACAACGCTCTGGCATTGTAAAAAGTAAGTAGTCTTCTAACTTGTTCATAATACTCCTTTGCTAAACTAGGTCTTGCAGTATATTCAGCTACAACCCTGTTAGTCAATTTATTAAGTATAAAAGTACTTCCTAATGAACTAGTAGTAGCTTGGTCATGATCATAAGGGTCAATCCCTGCAATATAAACACCAGCAGGAATAGAATTATCATCCAATCTAACTGGCGCCTCATACATGATGACTGGCGCATCTGTGTTATCCTCTTTCTTATGAGGATAATTATAGATAATCCTGGCTTTTGCATCCTCTTTGAAATATACCTCACCATGCTCATTTATCTCCAAAAATCCCTTGAACAATCCAGCCTCATAATTAGGATCCACCTCAAGTCTTGCCAGAACATTCAATAAGTCAGTGGTAGGAAAAATATTACCAGTGAGTTTCATCCTGGCCTCAATGGTATTAACAGGCTTCTCAGCTACATATCTGCGGTAAGCAGTCTTATCTTTTGTAAACTGAAGTATTCCCTGCCTATCATCCTCAATAGACTTAATAGCATTGGATATATTGGAATTACCGTCATCATCATAATGACCTTCCATGTTCATGTATTCAGGCATGAAGAATCCGCACTTGGTACCTTCAAGATTCTTATCCCAGACATTATCTACTGGTAATACGTTATAACCTTTTGGGTTATCAAACAATTCACTCAAGCCATCAAAGTCTGCTCCTTCAGTACCACCAGTACCAAAAGCTACCATAAGACCAAAGGTGGTGTTACCCTGTTCTACTGAAGGTCTTGCAACCTGCCAAGCCTGTAACAAAGCAGGCATCTTACCAGCTTCCTCAAACAGAATCAGCTTACCCCGTTTACCCCTGGCTCTGTTAGCATCATTCTTAAGAGTTACTCCGATTATATCAGACATGTAACCCTTCTCTTTACTAACGCCTCCCGATACTATCTTATAACTAGCTCTCTTGTGAGTATCAGTATCATGGAAGTGTCTTTTCTTAGCCCAAGCAGTATTCTCATCTATGAAAGACATCTGCTCCCAAGCTTTAGACAAGATACCGTCTTCACCAGCAAGGTAAGCAGACTGGTCGGCTACAGCATAAGATTTTGATCCAGGAATCAAGAAGTAATTCCTATTCAACATGGCAGCACCTTTAAAAGAGTAACCTCTACCACGAGTCTTAAGGACTACTGCATGCTTACCATGCTTCTCAGCTTCTTCCAAATAATTAAAATACTGCCAGTCTCCGTCCCAGAACTTAGGAAACTTTTTTTCACGCTTACCTTTTATCCTACCATCATCACCATATATGATATTACCTTTCTCATCAAGCTCAGGCACTACCACATAGATTGGACAATAATTCAGATAAAAATAATGGTAACCTGTAATAAAGTCACCATCCTCAGCTTTGTACCCTTCTATACATCTTCTCTTTTCTTCTTTCCAGAATTTAAGATAAGACCTTGAATTCTTAGGATATTTGGTGTACATCCCAAACTCCTCATAATGCATTGCTGCTTCTCTAAACTTATTGGTGTTTAGCATCTTTTAAAAGATCTGTGCTTATCAGTTGTACAAGAAGACTATAGACTTTTTGTGGAATTACATAAGTCCTTCCTTCATAAATCAACTTAATTTCTCCAGCAGCAGTCTTGGTAACTTTCAACATTAAATTTCTGTATCAGGATCTTCAAATGGATTCAGCTCGTCACCAGACCTAACCCTGCTAGATTCTATCTGTTCCTTCTTTACAATGGCTTCAAGCTTTTTTACACTATCAATGAGTTTACCAGAATCTCCCATAGCCTTGGTCACATCTTGTATCTTATACACAGGTTGACCTTTCACATCCCTTTCAGCATAGTCAATCTTCTCAAAATAAGTGACCATGTCCCAGAATGCTTTACGTACAGATCTGGCATATCTCATTGTAGGAGTCTCTTGCAACTCCTCATATTTTTTTATTGCTTGCACTACAAGGTGATCCGGTTCCCAGGTTTCCCCAAGATCCAGATCTTCCTTCAGTGTCTCATGCCTATCTTCTTCAGGCATGTTTTGGTATACACTATTCCAATCTGTTCTAAAGTAAATGTAGGAGAACTCTTTGACAGATTGTTCCTTGGTCTTACTCTTATCTCTGGCCCAAACAGCTTTAAACTCTTTTATGGTCAGAGCATGAGAAGATATCTCAACCTTATTCTTGTTCAGTTGAAAGAGATTCATCCCAAGTTGTAGTATATGTCCAATTGTTACTATTATAAGTTGCAGAAGGTGTCATGGCATTATCAATCATGACTGCTGCCAAAAGATTGACAGCTTGATCAGTTGCCAAAAGATTGACAGCTTGATCAATAGTCACATCACCTTTCTTATACAGTTCTAAGACTGTCCTTATATTGCTGTTGCTCATGCCAGGTTTTCAAGTTTATAGATGGTCTTACTCATGACACCTACAAGATCCTGAAGTTTGTTCTCTACATCAGGCATTTCTTTGCAAATGATTTCCATCTTGGAAATAATCTCAGACCTCTTGGATTTAATGTAGCTAATGGGCTCCATGAAAGAGCTTGCAGGAATACTGATAGTCAAAATACCCTTGTAACCTTGAATGGTTTCAGTAATATCATCAGCCATATCAGATACAGAGTCATAAAGTTCTCCGAGAGCCACATGCTGTGCATATGCCCCAGGACCTTTTGCTTTCAAGTGAGCAATCTTGACAGTGTCAGCAAAGGCAAACAGATCAGAACAAAATGTTCCATAGTCAGATCCTTTTGAAGTCTTAGCCATTGCCATAAGTTTTTGTGGAATATTCTTATCCATTATTAATTAATATCAGGTTGTGCGTAATTAAGTTTTTTTGATTTAGAATTCTTGAAGTAGTCAACTACTTCAGGAGACAACACAGAGATAACATCAAAATTAG